CCTTTGGATGACCCACGTAGATATAACTAGAAAGGACCCTGTTATTTGCGTTTAATCTCTTTAGATACGTTTACTTGTAGTTGCCTTCTAAGGTATAGACCGAATGTTTTTGTTATAGCTCCTTCTGCTTCCTTCTTAGCAGGGAATATAGCGTTATAACTAACAGTAGATTGTGCAATAAACAATGGGCGTAGCTTAAAGTTCTTTTCCCTTCTGTATACACCTGCTGGTCTAGCCCCACCTGTAGGTTTACCAACAAAAATATTATTACCACTTGTATTACCTGTACCAATAGATTTATATAGTTTGTTAATAGTTGTCTTAGTTATGTTGCCATACTTATCACGCTTAACTGCAGGTGTTGGTACAAGTCTTGAGTTAGATGGAATATTCTTTGCTGTGCTATGTCTAACAAATAATGCATCATACTTCTGTCTGTTATATCCACCTAGGATACTGCCACTTAAATATCTATTTTGGTTATATGGTCTATCTTTAGGTTTAATAACAGATGTTAGTGTAGACTTCTTAGCTACTGTTGCTCTAAAGCCTTTCTGTGTAGATGGTTTAGGTTTGTCTAAATAACGCCTTGCTGACCCTGCTAATGTATTTAATGCAGACTTTTGTTTACTACCAGGTAAGAATTTAGAGCCTTGAACAGAAGCGTTTATTGCTTGGGCTATTGAATAAGGTAATTGTTTGGTATGTTGGTTAGTCCATTTAATGGCAGTAGGCAGTTCTGATTTAATGTCTAACTTTATTGCCATTAAAAAGGAATTGTTGCTGTTTCCTCTACTGTAGCTGATTGTGTTTGCTCACGCTTTTCTGGAAATACAAAATTATTTACATTTACTCTTAATTGTTTTCTTTTTTGTCCATCATCTGTTTCATATGTCGAATAAAAACCTTCACCTGATACAGCTACTAAACTACCTTTTTTATAGGCATCTACTATTAGTTCCCATCTTTTACCCCATACCTGACAATCTATAAAAGATGTTTTATCTTTGCCATGTGATACAGCTACAGTAAATTCTGCAACATCATAAGCCCCTGCTTTTTTATATTCAGCGTCTTTAGTTAAACGCCCTGCGATTGATACATTAAACATTGTGTTCTGGTAAGTAACGTGAAATCAGATAATTAATACCTGATGAATAGGAAAAATTGTTAGCTTTACAAAACTTTCTAAATGCTTTGTAGTTAACAGGTGTAAGTTTAGAAGATACCAGATGTCTGTTTTTCCAATTAGATGCTGCAACATTATCTGGTCTAGTTTTAAATGGTTCATTAGTCATTGTTAGCTGCAATCCATTCTTCTATAAAGGTAACGTGTTTTGGTAAGGTTATATTTTCTGATAATTTTTTGTTTCTGTTAAAGTCAAATTCTATATATAGGGCATCAGCTAAAGTGTTGTATAGTTTTTTATTTTTAACAAGTAGCTTACCTACTATATGTAAATAATATTGTTTAGTTTCTTCATCTAATATTGTTGGCATCCCTACAGCCTTGTTTTTAGTTATTGGTGTAACTTTTGTTGTTTTAGGATCAGCAAAATCACCATCATTATCTGGAATACCTGCATTAAGTCCTAATATTGCTAATTCACAATATCTACGAAAATAAGTTAAAGCACCGCCTTCTGCATGCATGGGATTACCTCTTACATTATTGGCAATAGGTAATAAATATTCAGATGTTATGACTTCACCAGATGTATGCATTAAGTTGGTTACTAATACGTTTCTATCTTCATATATCTTTGTTGTATGGATTACAGCTAAACCATTAGCAGCCAAGGCAGGATTAATTGTTGCAAGTACAGTAGAAAGGTCAGCAAACTTACCAAATTGGGCATTATCTTTTTCTTCAATAGTGCCTACTTGCTGAATAAACTTACATAAGGCTGCTGTTATTTCTTTTGTCAAAGTGTTTTATATATTTGCCTTAGTTTATATGGGGTTTACCCTTATGGCAATCATGGGTGTTAATAATTTGTCTTAATCGTTCATTATCAGCTATTACTTCTGCTAATAAGTCAAATGGGTCATTTATCCCTGCTAACTCGGCTTTTAGCATTTTTATACGTCTATTATGTTTTGCTAATGTGCGAGACATAGCATTAGTAGACTTATGAGCTAACAATAACATATATATAGCGTCTGTAAAGATTTAATACAATCCATCTAGCGGTATGTTGATTTTACTTTTTATTTATGGTCAATTACTGTACAAACATTGTTTACTTTTTGAACAACCTATGAACACTATTAGGCCATCTTTAGACAGGGATTTAATTTGTAGAATCCTTGATATAAAGCCAAAATACATTACAACACCTGCATTTCTCAATATGCTTCTAGAAGATGCCTATAACAATAGGATCAACAAAAAGGAAAATTTGACAGATGATGTAACCTATATATATAAAGATAAAGAATTAGACAAGAAGGGTTTAGAAAGAAAAGAACAAAAAGAAAAAATTAATAAAAAAGAAAAACAAGAAAAGATAATACCAGATGAT